GAATGGAAAAGGTTTTGAATGTTTTTAAGGGATTGGCTGAAGGAGCAAATGAAATGCTCGGCGGTGGAGAATCCACTGGTAGCGATTTCGCTCAAGGTTTTTTAAAGGGCTTGGGTAATATCATAACCGGTCCAGGCTTGGTTGTTATTTCTGCCGTATTTATAAAGTTATTTGCTAAAGCTTTGGTTTATGCGAATCAAAGTTTAAGGTCTTTGATTGGGGTGACAAGTGAAGCTCACAAGCAAAAGGCAATACAAACTTCTCTTGTTACTTTGTTTGGGCAAAACGCAGCAATCAGCAAGGAAATGTTGCGAACCGATATTTCCAGAACAGAAAAAGAAAGAATAATTCTTGGGCTTTTAAAGGCGCAAGTTATAGAAGCTAATATGTTAAATTCTGTATCAAAAAGCGTTGCCGGCGGTTTGTATACAAGAGGGTATAATGCAAACCTCACTCCTCGAAAAAGAGGCGCAGAGGGATACATTCCAAACTTTGCAGATCCAGAACGCGCACAAGCTGCGCGAGGAGGATATGCGGCCGGAACAATCCGTTCAATGAATATGCCTGGCGAAGGCTCGGTTATATACAACAGCGCAGAAAAAGTAAAGAATTTCAAAGGCATGAGCCAACCTGCAATTATGCCTCCTCATTCAAGCAAAGCTGGAAAAAACTATCAACAAGCATTTGGGGATGTTCATGGGTTTGATCCGTATGCGGCGGGAGGATATATACCGAATTTTGCGCAAACATATAATGCAGATAGTAAAATGGTATTATTTTCTGGATCTGCTCGAGATGGCGGTGGATATACTGGTTCAGATAGAAAGAAAAATATAATTTATATAAACCCCAGTGCAAAAAGCGGAGATAAAAAATTTAGCGCTACAAAAAAAACCGGGATGAAGGCTGTGAATGTTCCATATTTTACTATTGGTAAAGATGATAAAGAGCGAGAAGCTAATGATCCTAAAATTAAAAATAAAATACAGGGAGACCTAATTAAGCAAGCGCAAAAAACTTCGAATCAACTTGTTAATTCGCTGTTTAAGATGCCTAGTATTCCCAGCGTAATAACATCTTCAGATGTAGCAGTTGCTTCTGGTAAAATTTTTGAAAAAATTATCATGTCCGTTCAGAAAGGTGTTGCCAAGGAAGCTTACGGCGCAGAACCTCCAGGAAATGCATTGTTAGATATTCCTAGGCCTGGTAGAGACGCATTGTGGGATTTATTTGGGGCTGGACCGCTTGGAAGTCTTGGGGCCGAGGCTAAAATAGCATTAGGAAGTGGTGGTGACGCAGCTCATCTTAAATCTGCCGCAGAAAAATTTTATAAAATTGATAGCTTGGGCAAACCTGAAGATATGGCTCTTAAAAGAGCAAAGGCTTTTGCTCCTGCAGGTAAGTTAAATTTATCGCTGACCAGTGATTTAGCAGGAAGTACAAAAGTGCAAAATGAGTTGGGCGCACCAACTGTAAGAAAAGCTTATTCCAAATTCGGCAAGCTATCAGATGCTGGGAAATTTGATTTATTGTCTAGATATAAATCTTACGGACACATTCCCAACTTCGCCGATCCATTATCTGATGCGATAGGTCGCGAAAAAGCTGCTGGCGTTCCAGTTTCTCAAATTCGTGTTGGCTCTCACCCAGCCCTTATGGGTAAAAGTAATCCAATTGGTTTAGGCGTAACTAATACGCACGACGAACCAAATGGTCTGCGCGATGTAATTGGTGCTGCTAATGGATTTGTGCCGAATTATTTTAATCCAATAGAGAAAGCAAAAACTGCTATCGGCGAAAGTGGTTTTGGAAAAAACTGGAAAAAGGCTACGACAGAACGCACTAAGGCAATAAAAATAGAGACCGATAGAATCAAATCAAGAACAAAAGCGATTGAGGCACACAGGCAAGAGCTAACCACGCTCACTCAAGGAACTAGAGAGCACGCTGATGTTGAGAGAAAAATAAGAACTACCACCCAAAATTTAGATAAAGCTACGCAAAAAAAGACTGCCCTCCTAAACTCTCCTGCACCTGGCGTCGGGGGTAAGATGGGTAGATTTAGTCAAGGTCTCGGGGGCGCTTTCTCTGGCAATAAAGGCATGATGATGATGATGGGCGCGCCGATGGCCGCAGGATTCTTGCAGAGTGATGGGCCAGGAGGAGCTGCGTATAACGCCGGAGGGGCATTAACTGGAGCAGCTTCCGGAGCTATAATGGCAAGTATGGCCGCCCCAATGTTTGGGCCCGGAGCTCCATTGGTGATTGCTATGGGGGGTTTACTTGGAGGGCTTAAAGGCTATTCCGATGCGCAAGAAGAAAATACAAAAGCATTAAAAGAAGCCGAGAGAGAAAGAAAGCGGCTCGTTATATCTTCTTTTGCAGGTGCAGACCCTAAGTTCATGCAAAAATTTTCCAAGAACATATTTAAAGACCTGAGCCCAGAAGGTAAATCAGTCATGAAAATGGCAGCGCCTAAGTTTACAGCTACTAAACCTGCCGAGGTTAGTGCAAAAGACATATTCACAAGAGGCGCGAATAACCCAATAGCTAAGATGGGTATACCTTTCTTTAGTCCAATGTTTTCTCCAAACGAAGAGGAAAGATCGCAAGCTACGAAATATAGGGAACAGATGGGTCAACAATCAAAATTCCAAAAAGTTCAAGAATTTCAGACTAGCTCTATGAAAAAAGCTTTAAGATCTATGGGTGATCAAGAATTTTTGTTGCCAAATTATGAAAAAGATAAGAGCGGTAAGATACAAACAAAAGGGGGCCCTGAGTTAAAGAAGGCTTCTGAGTATCTCGACAATTTAGAAAAAATAGGGTTTTTTGAGGCAAAAAAAGTTGGCGACTCCGAAAGGATTGAAGGGCTTCGATCAAGGCTGTACGAAATCTACCAAGCCGATCTGGTTAAGGAGAAAGATCGATCCGAAGGTATTATTGTTCAACTCGATTTTCAAAAAGCTCAAATGGTCGCCCAACAAGCCGCAGCCGTGAAGCAGTTAGAGATTAAAGACCGCTACTCAGAAATTTCTGAAAATTTAAAATTTGAAGTTATGTTAATGGGGGGTTTGATGACAGATAAGCAAAAAGCTGAAAACAAATACCTTCAAGCAATAAACAAATCCGCAGAAGCTTATGAAAAATCCGCAGCTTCTGCAGATGCTCAATTGAGGACGGGGTTGCTAAATCAAATAAAAGGCGACCAGGGCGTTCAAGGTTTGGTAAAAACATCATTAGGTCTCAAAGAAGGCAGTAGCTTTCAGGATATTAGTGAACAAGTCGGCTCTCTCTCTGGAAAAGGTTTAGAGAATAAACTTAGAGAAATAGCGGATGAAGAAACTACAGAGCAGCCTATGCGTCAAGCCATACTTGAGTTACTCAGCTTTGAAGTCGAAAAAAGACAAAATATTTTAGATATCGCGGAAAAAACTAAAACGAACTCCACAGGTCAAGCAACTAGAGAGCGAGAGATTAATAATATACTCGCAGGTCGATCTCAAATTATAAAAGATTTAGAAAGGAAAAATCGCATGTCTTCAGAGGCCCTTCAGTCTTCCCAGAAAATCCGAGGATTTACCGAACAAGTTGCCGCAGCAAAAAGGTTAAACGCTGTAGGTCCAGGATACCAGACCAACAGAGAAAGAGAGAATTTCGTAATTAACGAGAAAAGATTTGGCTTAGAATCTCAAATCACAACCCTTAAAGAAAATCAGAAAAAATCTATAGGGGAGCAAGAGTTGGCTAAAACAAAAGTGGAAGATGTTGATCTTAAAAGGTTGAATCAATTAACTAGAATTAAGGACGAAGGTTTTATCTCTAAGGAAGAATTTCGAGAGCTAGAAACCCTAGTCGCGGCAACCAAAGAAAGAGCTAAAAAACTAGAAGAAATCGAACAAAAAATAAAAAACATAAACTCCGAAACGGACAGTGAAATAAATAAAGCAAAAACACTTTTAGAAAAAGAAAAAGAAAGATTAGAGATAAAAAGAAAACACGAAACTGGACCTGGAGCATTTGGTAGGGGATTTAGGGACACCGCGAAAGAAATGGGGGACACTGTTGAAACCTTTAATCATAAGCTTGGTAATACTGTAGCTGTTAATTTTCGAGACGGAATAGCTGAAGCTATGAAAGTCGGACTAAATGGCGCTGATGATTTGGGTGATGCTTTGATGAATATTGCTGGCAATTTTTTAAGCGCTATTCAAGATGCATTTTTACAAAACGCCGCAAACGCAATAGTGTCAAAAATTCCGATGCCGAGTGGAAATTACACAGGTGGAGCTATACGTAATTACAGTCGAGGAGGAGGAGTTCCTGCGATGGTTTCTGATGGCGAATACGTAATGAACAGCAAGGCTGTTAATAAGTATGGCGGATCTTTTATGCACGGATTAAACGCAGGAGGAAATATTCCTGGGTTTAGTGAAGGAGGGGCCGCTCCAGGATCTGCACTTGCGGCAAATTTTGGCGGAGGAAGAGGCGTTGCATCTGGAAGGTCTTACCAATCGAAAGCGATGAGTGGATTCTTTTATTCTCAATCAGGAAACGTTGGCATTGGTGAAGATAAGGATTTATTACTCGGCGAACTTGCCGCAGAAGAAGAAGCGAGACGAGCTGCGGCCGCAAAGAAAGCAAAAAAGAAAGCTCTTTGGAGGCAATTGATAGGCACTGTCTTGAGCGCCGGCATAAGCTACGGGGTGAGCGGTGGTTTTAGTGGGGGCGGAGCGAGAATGGGCATGGGGAACGAGACTTTAAATAGAATGCCCGAGTCAGCTTTTAATTTCGATGGGAACCCAGTGCTCGATGGAATGGCTACCCAACTCGGGAACCCTTATGGAAGGTATAATGGCGGCCCAATCCGCAAATACGCAAGTGGCGGTCACATAGCTGGAAAATCTGGCATCGACCAAATCCCAGCAATGCTCAGCGAGGGAGAATATGTGATTCGGTCGAGTAGCGCTCGTCAAATCGGAAAGCCAATGCTCGATCGAATAAACGCAGGAAAATTTAATGACGGCGGTTCAGTTTCTCCTATAAACTCATCATCTGAATCAGCAACTTCCGGGGGAAGCACTAATAATATAAATATATCCATCAACATGGGGGGCGAGAAGTTTAAAGGGGGATCTAACTCTGAAGACTCGAATCAAAACTCTGCCGATAAATCAAGCGAACATCAGAAATCTTTAAAATTGGGAGAGAAGGTTAAGCAGCAGGTTATCTCCGTCATTGTTGAAGAGAAGCGCCCTGGTGGCCTTTTGGCTGGTTAGTTATGAGCTTTTCGAATTACGAGCAGAGTGTAATTATAAATGGTTATGCGCTATCTGGAGTACAGCAAGTAGCTGGCAATTATGGAATAAGCGAAAAACCTATTAAGGTGGCTGGTGTTGGTTTTATTGATGCATTAATAAATTCTCCCTTAGAGGGTAGTTTTTCTTTATCTAGGTCTATGGTTAGCAGTGACCCTCTGCTGGAATTAAATTCTCAAGGCAAGTATAAATACGACGAAGAGGAATTTGAGGGGGCTATACTCTACGAAAACCAAACAAAAGGCTTTGGCTTTACTCAAGGAAGGGTAACTAAATACTCTGTTGTTTGCTCTATTGGCGGTATACCAGAAATAGAAACGGAGTTTACTGTTTATGGAAATCTAGGTAGCGGGGTGTCTGTACAGGCTCCAACTAAAACTCACCCCCCCATAAAGTATCCAGATCAGTCGAGTATGAGGGTTATTGTTAGTGATTTTTCGATAGACGCTATCACGGACTTTTCTTACAGCAGAAGCTTGAACCTTCAATCTTTATATGCAATACCTAAAGGAACCTCTGAAGATTGGAATAATGGAACGCTATCTAGCCCCAACTTAAGTCCGGTACAAATAGACACTCAGTACCCTATACAGACTGATATTAATTTTACGATGATAGCTGACGAATATGAAATTAGAGAAATTAAGGATAGAATTCAGTCGGCTCCAAAAAGTAGTGTAATTATCGAAATTAGGGACGCTTTGAATCCCGATGATATAATAAATTCTTTTACAGGTCAAAGTATGAGGCTTATAAGTGAAAATATAACTTCCTCTACGGAGCAGGAAATGAGTATATCTTTGACGTATAAAGGGTATGAAACTCTACATAATCCAGTGTCATGAGTAAGCCGTTTTTAAGGTTTGAGGACGGAAAGATATCTCTCGGAGGTAAGGATTTAATGGTTAGGTCTGCAAGCTTATCAATTTCTCCGCAGCTTAATCCAGAAAGGGTTTATGGAGATTTTGACGTTTCTATAGTCGGAGCGAAAACGGAGTTTATAAATTTCTCACCAAGCTCAAACCTCAAGGGGGAGTTGCAAATAAAGTTCTTTATTTCTGCCAGTACTTTCGCTGAAGAGGGCTCTTTAAACACTATAGATAGACTGTTTGAAATTAAGGAAGGTATGAGCGAAAATCCTGTAAATAGAAATATTGTGGGTAGATATTCTTTTGATAATATGTTTCTTAAATCTTTTAGTTTTTCCCTCTCTCCATTTAGCGTTATTGAGGCTTCAGCAACTTATGATATTTATGGCACAATTTACAAAATAGCTGGAACCAGGTTTCAAAAATTAGATATGGATTTTGCTCACTCTTTGAAATCTTTTGGATCTATGAAGGCGAGCGGTTCGTCTGCGCCTTCTCAATTTGAAATAGCATCCTTAAAGTATAATATAACTGTAAAGAGAGAAATGCATAATTCAATTAGATCCTCAGAGCACTCTTCCGTAGGTACTCACTCTAGTGGGGTCGTTCCTGCTAGAGTTTCTGTGCGGGAGATCGAGTCAGAAATGAATATAGAGTGTAATGAAATGATCTCTCATTTGAATCCATATGGGGATCAGCAATTAATTTCATCTCCTGAGGGTATTGAGAATTCGACTATTGAGGCCTTTTTATATGACATCCATGGGGTTAAAATTGCAAGATTTAAGACCTCAGGGAAAATTCATCAACAGTCTTATTCTATTGAGGAGTCTAAACAAGCTTCGGGCTCCATAACTATTAGGGAGGTTGTCAAGTAATGCCTGGGGTTAAAAGCGTTTTTGATTCTGAGCAGTTATCTCACGTATCTAGTTATAGCGGCGTTTTTCAATCAGGGCAGAGTTATCAGAAGTTTGATTTTGCTTATAATAAAGGGGATGGTCTTTTTTATTATGCTAAAGAAAACATGTCCTTCGGCGGGGGCGCAACAATAGAAGAAAGTAATCGAATATCTTTGGTTCCTGACGGCCCTTTATCTAGTGATGGGGAGACTTATTATATACTTGACACCTTTAATGACCCTTCTTCTATCGGAGCCTCTTTTGAGGATGGGCAGATAGTTTCTTTAAATGGAGCAAGCGACATTAATAGCAATGGCTTGTATAGGATAGTAGAGATACAGAAAAATTTAACATCTTTAAACAATGACCCAAGTTTAACTGGGGCGGCAATTAATGTTGTGGGTATCGAGGGATCTAGGATAACAAGTTTAGAGATCGCTGGCCCCAATCCAATAACCCTGTCTGAAGTAAATATAGCGCCCGAAGAAAGTGACGCTTTGTGGACCGCTGATAATTTTTTCTTTGATGCTGATTATGGATCTTCTGTAAAATTTTCGTGCTCTAATCATAAGTTTGAATATGGTAATGGCTATTACATAAATCAAGCTAAAAATATTAATCCCATTTCTTTCGAGGTGGATCTTTCTTTTAAGAATAGAAGCAATAGGGAGTCTAATGCAATAATTCATTTCTTGGAAAATCACCAAGGACAGAGGGAAAAAGATTATTCGTCTCCCAACTTAACTTATAGTCAAGGAATTGCTGGGTTTTCGTGGGACGGCAGTTCTACATTTCACCCATACGACTCTCTTGATAATCAAACTAAGTCATTTTATTGTAATGAATTTAGTCATTCCTTGAACTTTGAGAATAATAATGATATAAATGTTAAGTTGAGGAATTTTACAACCTCCATACTTAATAAGTCTGAGGGCTTGTTCACTAGTAAGGCTGACACTTATAGTTCTTTAGATAGTTACGAGGAGAACGATGTGGTTTTTAATTTAAGTAATCAAAGATATTATTATTGTAAAAAAGAAAATGTAAACGTTCCCCCTGTCCAGGAGAATCTTGATTGGTCCAGAGCTGACGGCCTGTTTACTGATATTAATTTAGATTACTGGTCTAGGGAGTTTTTTTGGAAGCCTTCAATTGGGTTATCTGTAAGTCAACAACCCAGAGTATTGAAGCTCGGTCTTGGCGGGGGGTACACTCAGGTATACAAGGACGGGATCAACGAAAGCTTGTTGAGCTTTGACGTCAAGTTCGATAATCGGAGTGACGATGAGGTTTATGCTATACTTCACTTTTTGGAGCAGCATTACGGGTGTATACCTTTTATGTTTTCCCCTCCGGCTCCATATGAAACTCCTCAAAACTTTGTTTGTCAAGAATGGACTCATACTTATAACTTCAAGAATAATCATAGTATAACCGCGCGTTTTGAGCAGTTTCCTTTTGATTTTTCTGCGCAACAGTACGACAACCAATCCGCTCCCCCTCCGCCTCAATCTGCAGAATTGTATTTTAGTAATCCATTTGTAATGTCCGAGGAGAATGTCGGAGCTACTGTTTTTGAGGAAGACAAACTTAAAAAAAGGTTAAATTTAAAAAATATTGGAGACTCGGATTTATTGATTAATTCAATAAAACTTGTATCTCTTGGTGATAGAATCTTCTCTAAGCTTGGTGGTGCTGGGGTTGTGGTTGCTTCTGGTTTAGATAGAAGTAGTTATACTTACTCGCTTCCTGTGGATAAAAATTTACCTTTTGATCTTGATGGTAGGACTATAAAAATTTCAAAGCATTGCTCCGATGGTCCAGGAGGAGGGCAGTCTTTTGTTTTAATGAAGCGGGAGGGTGGCCAGCTTGTTCCTGATGGGTTTGGGTTGGGTAATTATTATTTTCAAAACAATAAGGGGCAGATCAAAACCGCTTCGTCGAGGTATGTGGACTGCGATTATTTCGTGGTCGAACAGTTCATTACAAACAATAGTCAATCTACGATTCCCGGCAAGGGGGAAGCGTATATCGATATAGAATCGTCTCCAAATGCATCTCCACTTGGCGATGTAGGTTTGAATTTCGGCAAGTACGGAGAGCATTTCGCTCAAATAGAAATCAATAATAACGGAGCATTTCCCGTTTCTTTGGGAACAATTAAAATCTTCGTGGAATAAAATAACATGGGAACTTCAAGGGCAAAATTAAACAAGGAGTTATCATCTTTAACTCCCGACACTTTAGTAGATTTATATGAAATAGATTTTAGCAATCTTCAAGTAGATTTTGAGATGTTGGAGGATTTATATGGAGCTAATATAGGGGCCGAACCTGTTTATAGGTTTTGTCCCATGATAAACGGAACGAATCCGATAATCTGGCAAGGAAAGTCTTACCAACCTTTACCTGTTAGAATGGATGAGTTTGACCAAAAGGCTGACGGCACACTACCTAGACCTAAGATGGTTATAGCTAATCCTGATGGATTATTCTCTAAAATTGTGCATTCCAACAAGGACTTTTCTAATTGTAAGGTTACGCGCAAACGGACGTATGCAAAATTTCTCGATGAAGATAATTTTCAAAACAGAAACTTAAATGATTCTGGATCTAACCCGTTTGGAACTTCTGATAGCGGTTCCCATTTGGCTGATGACGTATTTTTTATCAACAAAAAGAGTCTCGAGGGTAAGAATTTTATAGAGTTTGAGTTAGTTTCCTCTTTAGAGCTTGAAAATTCTCCGGTTCCTGCTAGAGTAGTCCTTTCTAGTAGTTGTGGGTGGACTTATAGGTGTAGTATAGGGTGCAGGTATACAGGGTTACCTATTGAGACTTCTAGCAGCGAAGACTTAACTGACACGATTGACCCTTTAGCTTATCCAGATAAAACAAGTGATATTCCTGAGTGGAATAGATATGGGAAGGGCGGAGAGAAGCTTGATCGAAAACTTTATAATTCTGGAGACTTAGTTAAAATAATTGCAAAGTCCTCGTCGGATCCCTATAGGAAGGTTCCTCAGGTTTTTGTGTGTGTGCGAAGCCATGCAGACGCCTCAAATCATCACCCGTTCTTTGATAAAGAGCATTGGTTGAGGGATGAATGCCCAAAGACCCTATCGTCGTGCAGGAAAAGATTTAGCGGTAACAAGCTAACGCACCTTCACCCTTTCAACGGAGCGCAGAACTCCCCAGGCTTACCTTTTGGAGGGTTCCCGGGAACAGAAAGATACCCAGTTGAATAACATTCCAAGAGAGGTACTTTCGCACTGCAAGGAATATTCAAAAAAAAACAAAACAGAAGAATGTTGCGGTGTTATAATAAATAATAATAATAAATTAATTTTTAAACCTTGTGATAATATAAGTAGCGATAAAAAAAGTTTTTTTATGATTGATCCTTGTGAAATAATTAATAATAATGTTGAGTATATTTTTCATTCTCACTGCCTCGCCGGACCTAGACCTTCCTCTTCTGATATAAAGAGTTCTATTGAATTATGTATTCCTTTTTTAATATATAGTGTGCTTAGTGATAGCTTTTACTTATATGATAATATAGGTGTATAATAGATATAGGATTTAAGGAGAAATGAAAACGGTATATTTACATGGAGGTTTAGGGAAGCGCTTTGGAAGCAAGTGGGAGTTGGCCGTGGAAACTCCTGCGGACGTTATTAAAGCTATTGATGCTAACTCCGAAGGTTTTTGTGATTATATTCAACTGAGAGGTATACAGGGTGAATTTTTCTCGTTTTTAAAAAAGCATCCCAAACGCATAAAAAGCCAGGACGAGCTTGAGGGGAATTTAATACCTAGTAATCTTGTTGATATTAAATATGAAGAGACTGAGGTTCATATTATATCTAATGCTTATGGCGGGGTTGTGACTACCTTTTTTGGAGGCGCTCTTCTGGGTAAGATTGCTTCCGCCGTCGTTTGGTCAGCTGTAACTCAACTGGCGATGAGTGTACTATTTAAACCTCCGAAGCCTCCGGCAAGGGGAACTCCGACTACCACAAAATCTTATTTAATGAACGGAGCGAGCACAAGGCAAGCTCAGGGCATCGCGGTTCCCTTAGGCTACGGTAGATTGAGGGTTGGAGGAGCAAACATTTCCAATAATTTAGAAAATATAAGACTTTCAAGGTCTACCAATGCTCAATCCTTAGAGTCTTACTCTATCGTAGAGAATATAGACCTTGTTTGCGAGGGCCCTATAGAGGGATTTGTTAATAAATACGGGGGAGCTATATCTGGCGGAGATATAAGAGAGGGGATATACTTAAATGACGTGCAGGTTAAAAACACTCCCTCTTCTTCTTCTGAGAATGGAACTTTTAATTATATATTAAATGAACTTGGCGACTCCACAGAAGGAGCTCCTCAATTTACAAGCGGGAGCTCTCAAGAAAAAAAACCTCTTTCATCTAAAGTCTTTTCTAAAATTACTTTGGACACAACTCTTTACGGACCTGGGCCGTATGCTAATCCTGTTCCAATAGTTAAAACGGATCCGTGGGATTTTAGTCCACCCGGCACGACATTTGCGGGGGCCGCTTCAACTCCAGAGCTAGCCGTAGAGGGCGGCGCTAAAATAGTGTCTCACTCAGTATTAAATACCGATGTTGATTCTGTATCTTTTTCTTTTGAGACTCAGTTGCAAATCTCTAATGATAATGGATCTACATCCCCAAATCATGTTGATTTTGCTATCTTAATGGTTAGATCTGATGGGGAGTATAATGTCCTTGGCTCTGATTCTGAATGTTTAGTGTTTCAAGGCAAAAGCGATCAAGTTTCAGAAAATCCTAGCGAAAAAAATAAGAAAATAAGAGAAGAGGCTGTGCGCGAAATTAGAGCCAATATGAATCCGCGAGGTCTCCTTTCCGGCCTTTGGCTTCAGGTGTTATCTGATGACCAATTACTTGACATGTTTGGGGTTGGCGTTCCCCCGGAAGATGGGGACGTATCCGGGTTGACCTATGTTGATAATGGCTTAGCAAAAATTTTTCGAATATCGGGAATTGCCACTTCGGCATATAGCTTTGATATTAAAGTTGTTTATCAACCCAAGGAAGGAACAAGCGAAATGTCTAGCGGCGTTACATTCAAGGTGATAAAGCTTAGTAGCGAATATGACCCGAGTGTTAAGGACGGACCTACTGGAGGCTTGCACAAAATGAGGTCATTGAAAATTTCTACTGTGGTGGAATCTATTAGTGAGAGTTTGTTGTACCCTAATAGCGCAATGATTAAAACAATAATAGACTCCAAAAACTTTTCCCAGTCCCCAAATAGGACATACCACTTAAAATTAAAGAAGGTGTTGATTCCTTCTAATTATGACCCCGAATCTAGAAAGTACAATGGCCCGTGGACGGGCTTGTTTAAAGGACAAAGTGATCCGGCTCAATCCGTGAACGAAATATCTGAAGCTAATAAATTTTGGACAGATAATCCCGCTTGGATTTTCTTTGACCTTTTGTATAATCCAAGATATGGAATTGGTAAGTACGGTTTAGAGGAGAGTAGGATTGATAAGTGGCAGTTGTATAAAATAGGGAAATATTGCGACGAACTGGTTGAAACCGACTTTCCCGTGGAAACGGCGACCTCAAAACCTAGATCTTTCAGTTACGTTGCCGGCACCGCGGTAACGAATAGCAAAAACTTTACCATAACTGTTGACGATCCGGATTTGTCTACAGAAGATTTTACAAAAGAATTTGGATCTGGCGGATCCTTTTTGGGGAAGAAGTTGGCTATGTTTTTATATCAACATAATTTTGGGCAAGACAATGTTCTTTCTGTCTCGCAGCAGGATAGTATTCGAGTTAAGTCTATAAATAGAGACGGTGAGATTAATATACAGGAAAGGACTATTCTGCAATCAAATCCAGATTTGAAGACATTGACTCTTGTCGGGTCGGATCTTGATGGAGATCCTGCTTTTTTTAATGGAGGTAGTCAAGCCGCGAGAAAGGTAATAGGTTCTTGCTCGACCCAAATAAATCACGCTGTGGTTGAACCTAGGTTTACTGCAAATTTATTTTTAACAGAAAGATCGGAGGCTCTTGAAATTATAAATTCCTTGGCCTCTATATTTAGAGGTATGGTTGGGTATTCTGGGGGGAAAGTTAGCTCTACGTTTGATCGAAAACAAAACCCCGTGCAGCTATTTAATAATTCGAATGTTATGAGCGAGGGATTTAGGTATATAGGCGTGCATAAAAATAAAAAAATAACCGCATCACTCGTAAGGTTTAATAATAAGGGTAAGAATTTTAAGCCTGATGTTGTTTATGAGGAGGATTCTAATTCTATGCAATCATTAGGTTATGTTGAGGATGAGACTATGGGCTTTGGTATAACTTCTGAGGGGCAAGCTAGAAGACTTGCGAGGTGGGTACTTCTTACGTCTCAGCTAGAAACTGAGACAGTGAGGTTTAAGACGGGTCAGGAGGGAGCTTATCTTTTGCCCGGATCTATCTTCGAGGTCTCAGACGAATCTAGAACCTCTTCAGATAAAAGTGGTAGGGTTTTAGATGTTCAAATTAATAGAGAAAAAGTTTTATTGGACCGGGACGGAGAATTGTTTGTTTCGCAAACCGCAGAGTACTTCGATCCATATATATTGATCGACAAAAGCAACCTTTCTTCTCCGGGATCTAATGTGGTAGAATTGTCTGTTTATTGCGCGAGAAGTAATGAATCTTTGGGGGATATAGAAAAAAGATCCTCTTTTGAATCTAGCGAAGAGGATCAGATGCAAGAGATAAACTCCTTAACATCTCCCCAACTTATTCGATTTGAAGGGTTTATGGGGACAGATCCATCTATTAATAAACTAGGTCCACAAGGCCAAAAAAGTATTGTTCAGGATTTGAAATTGAAGGTTGACTTTGAGATTTCCACTTCTGATAATTTAATTAAATCCTATGATCATGGGTTGGGCGACGGCGATACTTTGACGTTTTCTTCCGACGGCACCCTTCCGTCGGGATTAAGGAATGACCTTTCTTATTACGTAGTTAACTCCACAAAACATACTTTTCAGGTTTCCGAGGTTTTCGGTGGTGGGGTTGTTAATATATTTTCTTTAGGAAGAGATATGTTTGGTAATGCTGGTGGGCATCATTATTTCATTATTTCGGATCGAGGAATGATTGTTGCGTCCTTAAATCAAATTGGAATTGGTTCGGTTTATTCAATAAAAGGATTAATCGGATCAAGAAACGAGAGCTCTGTAATGACTGAGGGAGATAATGAGTTTATTGGCGTATTGAGAGAGTTGACTTTTCCTAATTGGTATTTTTCTAATATATTTGGGTACATTTATTATAACCCAAGCGCTTCGTCGGATTGGATTTATGAATCTTTTTTAGGTTGGGTATACGTTGGAGAAATGAGGGGAAGGGTGATTGGTGACGGTGATGGTTTTTGGATGTATATAGGGGGAACAGAAGATTCAATCAAAGCAAGCGGTACTGTGGGTTGGGTATACACTCAAGAGCTTTTAAAAAATACTTTTTGGTATATTTATGATTTAAATAAGTGGGTATATTTATTGTATCAGGACGAAAGTTTACAAAATATAGCAGGGTTTTTTGTTTATGATTCCTTGACAGTATTGAATCGTGGGGATCGTTACAAGTTGGGATCTAATAGAGAAATGTTTATATCTATGGTTGTTGATGGGTTGGGTTATTATTTGCTCGACAGGGTATCTACTAATTTGGGAGTATATACTGTCCCTTTAAACACTCCGCCTCCAGTATTCGGGCAAGGAAATAACCCTTTATATAGAGAATTTGAGATAGATTTTATATATTCCGTGGGGTTTGAGGATAGCTTGCAGGGGGAAAGTTGTGTAAGGATTGATTTAATAGAGGGGCATGGACTCGACCTGAATGGTTATTATAGCTTGTCTATCTATGGAGTGACCTCTAATATTAACGATTTTGACCAGTCGATTAATGCGGAGTGGCGCTTTACTAGGGTTGACGTTAATACTATTGAGTTGAACCGTAGTTCCGAATTGGCTGACACGCTTGGAAATATAATTTCAAATGGCAAAATATCTTTAACCTTGAATAATTCTTCGGTCACGGATAGATTTTTGCAAGGACAGCTATTCAGGACCATATCAGTGAAAGAGGTCGCTAGTAACGAATATGAAGTTGTGGGGCTGGAATACAATTCTTCTAAATTTTTTGCGGCCGATCAGAAGGGTGTAGTTAGGACTCCCGCTCTTCCGATTCCTCCTCAAGCCGATATGTCTATACCGGAAGCTCCAGATGGCTTGTTATTATTTGATTTAACTTTATAATAATATTATGCTATCTACCTCACTCGGAATACAATTCAATGTTAATGACCTCGAATCTAGTTATGAGGTCGTAGGATCTTCGGATAATTACTCTTTTCAATACGAACTTGGGAGAGGTTATAACCTAGTAGATTTTGAGGGAGAGGCGTTTCAAAGGTCAATATCTCTAGAAGGAAATTACGGAGAATTTGATGTTCGAGTGTTCGCTGTTAATGATGTTGGGGTTAGGTCTGCTTTTATAGAAACCGGTATCGATATTAGCGCTCCAGAGTTTAAGGGGACTTTTACTCTTAATAATTTAAGAGTAAATAACCTACCTATAGATTCTAATATTGGGTCAGTTAACACTGTTGAGCCTCAGTTTCAGGGCGACTCTTTAAGTGTCGAGTCCGAGTATATAAATAAAAATGCAGAGATATCCTGGGAGTTAATTCCTCCGTCTGGGCATTTTAAGGAGGGCCAGTCCCTCAGGGAAGAACTGCTTTCTGATAGATTTTTTGATAAATTTGAAATAACTCTGAGGAACGGAACAGGGAGTCAGCTTATAGATAATTCCATTTTAAGCTCAAGCCCAAGCCTTGCTGAGGCCTTATCTTCAAGCGACATTAATGAGACCCTTTCTAATTACAGAGCTTTTTCAATCAACTTGACCGACGGAGTTTTTCAAGACTTGAGCTTGGATCGAACTTTCGATCTTCAGGTCGTATCTTACGACTCTTTTGGTAGGACCTGCACCGGAACAATTACTGCAGTTAACTACAAGCCTGTCGTCGAGTCTTTTTCTTATAACCTTAGGGGCTCAGATGTTTCGTTTTCTTGGCAGCCTGGCGACACTGATCATAGGTTAACTAAAGTCACCAAGCTTTCTGTGCCCTCAACCGCAAGTTTGGTAAGCGAAACTAATCTTCAGGAAAATATAGAATATTTTTTGTCGGTCTCTTCGGCTCGGTCTTGGAACTTGGGTTTTGGCAGTTATCAGTCTGGCGACATGGTCACTTACTCTGTTGGTAACTCGTCTGAAGTTTATAAGTCAATAAGCGATCACGCTAGCGACTCCAATAGGACTCCAACAAACAGCGATTTCTGGGAAAATATTGGAGAAAAAATAAAGTCTAGCGTTAGTGAGGTATACGTTTCTGACGGCACATACTCAAGCTCTCAGGTGTGGGGACTCTCTCATTACTACTCTCTTCAGCCTAGCGATGGATACGGAGAGGGGGCCGTCTTTAATTTGAGTAACGCGGGTTTGGTCGAAGGCGGAAAGTTAAAGTCATTAAGCTCTAATGTTAAAATTGGCGCTTTGCGGTTTCGAGAGCGCGAGGACGATTTGATTTTTAACTGGGAAGTTGTTGATCAAGACGGAAATTTTGTTGATTTGACTCAGTATAGGTTCTCAATGTCGGCCTCGGACTCTCCTTCTTTATTGGGCATTAGCGGTTCTCTCTTTGATTCTCATTCCAGTGAGTTTTTGACTGGAATAACTGAGGGGCGAACGTCCATGATATCATCTGTGGATTCCGAAGGCGATAGAAGTGTTGTTTTTGACCTTCCTACTACTAAGTTTTTTGACACATACGAGTTTACTAGGGAGATAAATAATAATTTATACGGCACAGGTAATTTCGTGTCTGATTTTGTGCCTTTTGATGTTTATTCTGAATATTTATTAAATGACACCACTTCTGATCAAGACAGGAATATGTATAGGGTTTTAAGTAATTCAAACAAGCCCCCGCTTAGCTTTGGTCAGTCGATTGCTCCTACCTATGAGGTGTGGGACGCCTCTAAGACTTACGTTAGTTATCCCCCACTTTATTCCGTAGTTGATTATTCTGGAAGCTTGTACCAATCAAACACAAGCTCTTTTGGGCCAAGAATGCCTTTGGTTAAGGGTGTTTTTGACCCACTTGCACAATACTATCCCGGGGATTTAGTTGTAAGCTCGGAGGCTCAAATATTTTCTTACTTTCCTGGTCAAGAATATCTCGCTGGGGATGTAGTCCTTCATGATCTATCTTTCTATTTATGCTTAAGCAATCAATCTCCACAGTCGCCTTTTGAGCCAGGAACCAATAGAAAAAAGTGGAGGGTTTTATCTATGTTTGACGAAATTTCTTGTTATATATTTCGCGCAAACACTGATGTTACTGGAGCTGTAGGCTCTTCGTTTGATTTCTCTAATTGGGACCGGCAGACTCCGGATAACTCGCCCTTTTTTGATTTGTTTATTAGTGGTTATGCTTTTGATGCTCTTGATTGGTCTGAATTTCAACAGTATGATGCTGGGAGTGTAGTGTTTCACTCTAACGATATTTGGAGCGGATTATTATCGAGCCAAGGAATACTTCCTGTTCAAGGAGAAGGTTTTTGGAGCAATGTTGGTTCAGATGGTTTGGATATTGTCCCTAATTATAGCCAAAACGACCTAGTGTATAATGGGGGCGCTGTGTATGAGGCGTTAAATGATAATCCAGTAGGCGGGCCGATAGCTGCAGCTTTGGGGTCTGGAGCTTTAATAAGTTCTGACTATGTAAGCTCTCAGTGGAGACCTATTTGGGAAAGGGATGATTCTTATAATGGGTTGGTTTATGGTCATGTGGGCATACCCGAGAGCGGAAAAAGAAGTATTGGCCTGGAGCTTGGAATCATTGATAGCGAAGGGGAGGTCCTCAATACTCAAAGACTGGTCGGGATAAATCAGGAACCTAGCATTCGTGTGGAAGGTTTTAGCGGAGACTCTCTTTCTGAAGCCTCTAAGGTTAAGTTTCATTTTAACTACGCATTTGGATCTCAAGAGAAAACCACCAAAGTTCACCTCTATAGGATTGGGGCTGGAGAGGTTGACATCATTAATTCAAATGGAGATGTAATAGGTCATGATTTTAGCAAATTTCAGATTACTGGGGAGGATGGTTTTCCGTACGACTCATTTAGTGGGAATTCTACGTTAGCGAAGATTACTTTTGGAGCTTCCGACGCTTCTTTTGGTGACAATATAAATATGGTTGTCGATGAGCCTCCCATTCCCAAAATTGACGGAGTAGATCAGCCGACAGGTTATTACTACAAACTGTTACCGTTTGACCATTTTGGCAGTGGTGATATATTTGGCGCAAAATATAACCAATACCCGCTTGATAAAATCATGGTTTGGCCTAAGAATTTCAGTAATCAAAACGGAGTTCCTGGACCAGTGTTTAGGACTTCTTTTGATGATATTCCTGGACCTGTGCTTGGATTAACTGGAGATTCAGCTTTTGAGAATTATTTCTTAGAGTGGTTTCATCCCCAAGGAGAAATTGTAACAAACGGATACCTAGAAAATATAGGTTTAAATAGCAACGTTCCGGGCGACATTAGTCATTACGAAGTGTGGCAATCTAAGGAGGACAGGCTCTCTTTAGGTAGTTTGGGGGATGTGTGGTTGAAGGATGAAGCTGTAGATAATCCCAATTATCTTGTAAGTATAGATTTTTCCAATAATAGCGGGTATCGCCGTATAGAGGGCAATATCACTAGCGATTTGGCGTGGAACTATCCGATACCTATACCAATGCAAGACCCCGCCTTAGGCATAACTAACGCATCTAAGATATTTGACATAGACGCAAATTCCCCAAAGGTGTCAACTTCGTACCTCGGGAAAACCAATGAAACTTCTTACTTTTGGGTAAGAGCTGTTGATCAAGCTGGAAATAAAAGCCCATTCACTGGCGCAGCTAATTTAGAAGACTCGTACATAAAAGGGCTAAGTTTAACCTTGGGTCAGGCTTCGGCTACTGATATTTCTGATTTTGAAGTCAACATGACCGAAAAATTTGGCAACACGATAGCTCTCGTTCCCAACAACCCTTTTGATGAAGATGCAGGAGCAGTTGGGGACATTTTTTGGCCTGAGCATTTACTTTATTATCAAGGGGTTGGTTATGTTATTAGTGGTGCTGAATTTGGCCCTTCTTATGATAATGGAGACAACGCAGATACCTCTTATGTATGGTGGAAGAACGACAAGACAGAGTACACTGTCATACCAAGTAATTTATACGAAGATAAAGATGGGGCAATTAATGTTATATATAGTGGTGGAGCTTATAGATTGTCAGACGCTCACCCAGCTGGATCTGATGGTAAGGATCCAGACCCAGTCTTTGAAGATGGTGATTTTATAGTTGCTAAAATTACCAATGGAGACGTTACTCCTGTTTATCATGCTTTCGCTAATGCGTTGATAGGTACAGCTAGCATAGCTAATGCAGCAATTGAGAATGCAAAAATAAAAGATTTATCTGCGGACAAAATCACGGCCGGGGAGATTAAAACAGCCGACATACAAATAAGTTATGACGGTGATGATGCTGGGGGCATTAGGTCTGTCGGTTTCGATGGGTCTAGCGAAGGCTTTTTCTTGAGCGGCGATGGCACATTTGGATTTAGGGACTCTAGCGGAGGAGGCCTCAGCCTTGATAACGGACAATTAAGCTTAAGGGGGAGATTAAGGCAGACGGATGGGGGTGATTATGATTTTGGTGCACTAGAGGCTATTCCTTCTTATGTGAATTATGCAGAAGCAGCAGGCGGGGGTTTTGAGATAATAAATAATAATCCCATCAAAATTAAAGCTTCATTAATTAATAGCTCTGCCACTAAAGACGATATTAGATTTAGGATGGACGTTATTAGCGAAGGGGTGACTTTGCCGGTTTTTAGCTATACTGAATTTTCTGATAATTACGCTGGCGGCACATTTAATCTTTCAGGATTTTCCTATAATTCGATGAATTTTGTATCAGCAAACAATAGCTCTCGCACTTTTGAAGCCGAGCTAAAAGCTGGTTTTGGGGGCGACTTTGGGTTTCACGACATTATCGTATCTAACGGTATAACTGGAGAAGCTGTAATGATCTACGCTTCGACGAGCGACACTTCAATAGAGTACTCTACTACTATTTCAAGAGTAATAGACGGAAAGATAGGGGTGGACGGAACAATTGGGGTGGATGGTAACCCTGGGCCAGCAACTCATTTTCGAGGAGAGTGGAGCCCTACAGAAAATTATTATGCAATATATGATGGCGATGAATTCTTGAGGGGGGACATTGTTCATAGATCGCATGGTGGCGATAATTATTGGATTGCAACAGGAAATTCGGTAGGACAATCACCGTCTTTAACCTCTGATTATTGGAGGGCTTTTGGCGCTGAATTTACTAGCGTTGCTACCGACTTATTGCTAACCAAGGAAGCTACCATAACTCAAACATTAACCATGGGGTCAAGTCAGGGAGGCATAGGTGCTGGCGAGGGTGAAATTCGTTCTGCCGGTTTTATTGGAGGTTTTGGTTATAACGGAGCGAGATTAACAAGTGAAGTTTATACACCCCCCGGATTTAGATTATCCACTATAGATTCTTTGCAGAACGGTGTGGTTGATGGAGTTGTTTTTGATGTCGGAACAGAAAACTCTTATTTAAGGTTTAGTTCTCTTCTTTCAAAAATAGAAATTAAAGGAGCTTTTGCAAATAACTCTATATCGGAAACAGTTTCTAATATCGCCCAATCAAGTAACGACCCTACCGATACACTTGCTACTTTTGTTGGAGGTGGATACAACAATACAATTGAGACGGTGGCCAGCACTGTTTATAAATCTCTAGCTTCTTCAATTGTCGCTGGGGCTTACAATACAATTCAGGGAAGGTTTTCTTTTATTGGTAATGGTTATAGGAATGATTGTCGAGATAATTTTTCGTCTATTGTCGGGGGGTATTTTAATACAATGCCGTCGTACTCTCTTGATAATGACGGGGCTAATTTTATAGGCTGTGGAAGGTTTAATAAAATTGAAAGCGGGTCGGACAATTCTATACTTGGCGGTAGTTATAATAGAATACTTTGATGTCTTGTGGCTACAATTATTAATAACACTACGTCTGGAGACGCCCAATTCGTTCTAGATCCTGACTTCTCTATTTATTCTAAAAATTTTTCAGGAATAAGCGGAAAATACGCTAAGGTCGATAGTAGTGGCTGGATGAGTGATACTTGGTTTTTTGGGTTTAGTGAGTCTGCGGATAGAATGTTGGTTAATTGGTCTAATTATTTTTGGATAGGTACCTTTAGTATAGGGCTTCCTTTGTTAGGGAGTCAAAAATCTTACCATTTATTAGCTGGGGCGGTAGAAGTTATTGAAGGCTCTGCGGTAGTTAACTCTTATGAGGGTGTGGATGCAAACTTTATCGGCAAGATTTATCCGGGCACTGCCATAAGGTTTGACAACGACTCAAGCAAGGACTTTGTGGTCAGTAGTATTTTGCACGGAGAAAGTTCCCCTACGGGTAGCACGCAAATAATCTTAACAGAACCAGCTTCGTTCTCTAGCGTTAATTTTTCTAATATTTTTAAAGAAAGTTCGCCAGGTTTTGTTTTTTCGTCGCAATTGGGGTGGTTTTATATTCCTGAAGCTGGGGGCTCAAAGGGGGCGTGGTTCTGGTTCTCTTCTTCTTGCCCTGGCCTGCAAAAATATAAAAATTTTGCTGATGGAGTAATAACGACCGAAAATAAAGACGGCGCGATCGGTTGGGTTTTCTGCTCCCCTAACCTTGTTGAGACTAACTATCCCGCTTCGAAAGAGGGAGGTTTTAATCAAGGTTATGACGATACGAAAATAGTGCAAAACGGAGCAACGTATGTGCAAGGAGACTGCGTTATTATTGCCACATTAATAAATGGGATTACATCTTACTACTCTATGGTTGCAAATAGTCGGCAAGAAGTTTTTGTAGCATTGTTTTATATAGTAGGCGCTGGTCATGTGGAAATAGTGTATAACCCTTTAGTAGTATAATATGAATGTCTCCAACCCTCCGCCGGATTTAGTTAATATATCGCCTCCGTCATCTTCGAGTTTTGGTGATGCTTGTTTTTTCTTGGGGGTTGAAGCTGGAAACTTGATAGTCGGTTCGTACTCGGCTAAAATTTCTTCCTCAAGAAGGTGCTCGTTGCTGAATTGTGGGCCCGCTTCATGGGACCCAAATATTAATGATTCATATAACACTCACCAAATTGGTAGATGGGGGGGTGGGTCTGTGTTTGGTGCATCTCACCAGCTTTACGTTTTTTCGAACTTATTACTTAAGGACACTGATGTCCAGGCATTTAGCTCTTCGGATATTAGACTAAAGAACGACACTTCAGTATTAAGCGGTTCGTTGGACCAAGTTTTAAAAATGACTCCAGTGCAGTTCAAGTGGAAGAAGGGGCATCGCTTGTTATTAAAAGGTAAGGATATTGGGTTTATAGCTCAACAAATAGAACCTATTAATCCATACCTGGTCAAAACTAGAGAAAGCGGATATAAAGCTGTTGATTATAAAAAAATATCCGTATTAATTGTGTCTGCAATTAAGGAAAGGAATAGGCACTTGCAAAGAATAAAACTTAAAATTAAACTATTAAAGGATGGCTGACTCCAAAAATAACTCTATCCTTGCGGGCACCCAAAACGAAATCGGTTTGGGTAGTCAATACTGCATGATTATCCAAGGATCAAATAACAATATACCTGCAAACAGTAATAATATCACCATACTGGGGGACGGAGTAACTAATCCGGAGGATAATACGTTTTACGTAGCATGTGCAAATGGCCTACATTGCGCTGGAGATGTTGTGGCATTTAGCTCTTCAGACGAAAGGCTTAAGGAGGACGTTTCTGAAATGACGAACTGTCTTGATAAGGTTTTATCTCTTGATGCTATAAATTTTAAATGGAATGACAAGCAATCTACTTACGAAGGTCGCGATATTGGACTTATTGCACAGCAGGTCGAAAAAATTGCTCCAGAGATAGTTGAAACCAGAAAGAGTGGGTACAAGGCGATTAAATATGAAAAAATAATACCTTTACTGGTTGGAGCTGTTCAAGAGCAGCAATTGGAAATTGACGATATCAACAAAGAGTTGGATTTGTTGCTGTCTAGTCAGAGTTGATAAGCTTCATTAATATCCTTGCGTCTGTAGGTGAAATGTCTGAGTATCCATTCCAGCTCTTTATGCTATCATTTTGATATTTTCCGCTCTTCCACCAATCCCTGAGTACCATTTTGAATTCATCGAAGTTAGAACAGTTTAGTTTATCTTCTATCAACGATTCAACCATCGAGTGAGGGGTGAGGGATGGAGGAGAAACTGCGGAGTTCGTAGCTCTTCCCCCGGGATTGTTAGATTTGTCAATTTCATCATCCCCAACGATGTGAACGTTTAGAAAGTTGCGAACATTTCTAACAAAAGCTCTATTGCAGGCTATTGTTTCTAGGAATTTTGTAGCAAAGCTGCTTGTGTTATCGAGCGTTGCATTAGCCATATCCTGAAATTCGACAGGAATGTTTCCGGTTTCATAGTTTGGTAAAAATTTTATTCTACAGATCACTGCTACATGGTCAGATTGACACTTTACTACTTCGTACGAAACATCAGAGAAGCCTCTAAGTTTTGCAAGCTCTTTTATTCCGCTTAATTTTATGAGTAGTTGGTGGTCTCCCAGGCCTTTTATGGATCTGGGCATGTCTTTTTTTCTTAAATCGAACCAAGAGCGGTTTGGAAAGAGATGCTCATCTTTTATCATGGACCTCCAATTGACCGAGCCATCTTCTGCAAATTCGTAGTCTACGTTATTAAGTAAACCAAGCTCGTTCCTTACGAATTTCGAGGGGCCGTCTTCATAATTTTTTATATGAGTTGTGTTTTTTTCTTTTCTTTCTGACTCTTTACTTTTTTCCATGATTGTAGTTGTTATAAATTTTTAAATTATTTAAATCTTCCCAGAATTCATCAGAATCAATTATTTTGTCGTGAGCTCCAGATATTCCAGCTCGCCATGCAGCTTTACTTGCGTATAGTTTTTTGTTTGATATGATGATTTGAGAACTTTTATAACGACTATTATTGCATAGTTCTTTGTAGTTGTCAAGATCTTTTTTTGTTTTATCTTCTATTAAGTGAACATCCCAGTCGAAGAATTTTAATCTTAAATCATTTATTGTGTCTTTATCTTTTGATATTATTTTTAAGCTGACCCCTAGCTTGCTTACTTCTTTTAAGAATAGTTCATCTCCATCAAGTTTTGCGTAGTAATTGATTTGATTAATGTTATGCTTTACTGTTTGTAAGTAATTTATCTTCATGGGTCTATCCAGGAAGATGTTTACTTTTCTTTGGTTCGCCCATCTGGTTATATTCTCTTCGTCAAAATGTTCTTCGCCTCTAATATTTGCTGGCTGGTTTTGAGCAAAGCTTTCTGGCATTACGTGGTTTGGTATAACCGCTAGTGACCCTATGTGGTAATTATCTCCTATGTGTATTGTTTTTATATTTGATAAATTATGTTTTATGTTTAATAGATCTAATACTGCAGTCGCAACGCTTTCTGGCTTTATCATGTTTATTGTTTTTGGATGCTCAATGTCGGAGAATGAGGCCCTGTTTCCTTTTTTGTCTGATTCGAGCAATATATGATCCAGGGGGTCTCCCCAGTACGGCCCGCTGCATTCTTTATATATGGTGCTATATAAGCTTACTATTTTTTTTCCAAAGCCCGAGGCTACATGAGTGCTGAACGAATCTGTTCCGAGGTGCAGTAGTGAATTTTTAATTATGTAGGCCGCCTGCTTAATTGATGTCTGACCTTGGTGTTGGATGCAGTTGGATATACCAGCTTCTTCTTTTGATCCTATTTGTATTATCTTAATGCCCTCTTTTTCTAGGAATGTTTTAAGTAGGTCGGTTACGTCATTATAGTAATCGTAAGTTTTTGATTGTATTCTCGATGGAGCGTGAAGCGTAATGTATTTATTGGCGACCACAGGAAAGTAAGACGTCTCTATGAACGGCTTGTCTATTTTTACTCCACACGATAGGGCGTATTGTTCTACTAAGTGCATAGTTCGAATTGTATTTTATCTTTGGCGTTATGAGTGAAGTTTATTATTCTTTGTGTTCCCACGAAGGGTATGAAGGCTATCTCGAAATAACCTTTATGCTCTCCTTGCCCCTCCATCAAGGGGAGGTTGGCTAGTGAGTCGTGGTACGGTATGCATTTATGAACATAGGGATTTCCATCTAGTACTTCGAAATATTTTGGTTGAGTTGCGAAATATATGTTTAACTCTGGGTATTGTTTTTTAATATTTATTAAAAGCGAGGTCGTTAAGTATATATCCCCTATTCTTTCGGGCATGACAATGAGCAGCCTTCGACCTTCGTCGTCTTTATCGAGAATGTCCGAAAGTTCGATTTTTTTATTTTCTTTGTTTTCTTTTTTTGCCACGCTTCTAAAATACTCTAGTACTCCTTCTCTGTTCATGTCGCTATTCAACCTGGAGATCCAATGCTTGAGCCCTTCTTCTGTTTTACTTGTTTCTACTTTTAGTATGTTTTTGTAGATATCTATAAGCCAATCTTCGTCGCTATCTGTTTCTTGTGGAATGTAGTTGGGGTTCCTGTCTTCAATCTTGAAGTCAAAGTCCCAGCACACACTTGGCATTTCGTCGATTATTTGCTCGAGCTGCTTTCCTATTACTTCTACGCTATAGTTTTCCAGCACAAAGCTTCTGGCCGACTTTCCCATGCTCTCCCTTTTTTTTTCACTCATTGAATGAGCTTTTCTTAGTTGGTTGCATATGCTCTCTGGGCTAGTGCTGGCTTTTATAAATTGAGTTCCAGGTTCCCTATACTCTGTCCAGCTCAATGGTAGGCTGGCAGCTTCCTCTACGCAGCAGTCCTCTCCGCAGCTATAATTGGTAACTAGGGTTATTAATTCGCATAGCTTAGCTTCCTGGATTGGTATCTCCTGTCCTCCGCTCGTAAATGGGTGGCAATATGCATCCATTAGGTTATATATTTCGTTTAATTGATTCTCGCTTACTCCGCCCTTGGTGCTGGTCGTTACTTGCGATTTTTTAGACCCGCAAAGTTTACAATCTAGATTTTCTCCAAGAAAGCTCTTAACTTCATATTCTCTACATTTTGTGCAGAAGTATGTAGTTAATATTTTTTTTGGATCTATTCCTTTTTCCTTTATTAATCTGGGTATATCCCAGCCCTCTGCCCAGTGGGTGTGTAGTAGTAATTTAGCTTCGGTTTCTGGGTTTTTTTTGCAAAACAATTTAAATCCCTCGAGTAGGTTTGGGACGCTTTTTCTGAGCTGGTTCCTGAATACAAAGCCAATGATGAAATCTTCGGTTCCGATAGAGTTTTTTTGTCTTAGCTCAAGCCTCTTTCTTTCTTCTAGCTTGTTGAAGGTAGATGTATCCAGGCTGCCCCTTAGAGTCTTGACGTGACGCTGCCCCATCTCGTTTAGTGATTTTTGGGCGAAGGATGCCCATGTGTAATAATTCTTAATCTTTGGCGCAGATTTTACTGCGTCTGGCAGAATAGGCAAGCTGTCCAGTGTAGTCCATATCATGCAGTTTATCTTGTTCCACCAACTTTTTTCGGTGTAGCCAGAAAAAGCCCATATATCCTCTATCCCTATGTATACATCTGGCCTTTCTTTTTCTATTATTTTGTCGACAGTCTCACTTCCATATCCTGCGCTCCTTGCCAAGCTTGGGTCTTGGTTTAATTTTTTAAGTAAGTTGGGGTCGTTAGGTAGGGAGCCTTCGCACTTCCATGGTAAGTTTTTTAAAGATGGGTCCCCCCATTTTTTTCCGTTGCAAAACTCTACTAAGTCATATTTGCCTGTTTTTTGCAAATATATAAGAATATTTTTAGAGTGCTTTCCGAAGCCTGTCAGGGCTTTGCAGAAATTGCTGTGGATCAGTACTTTTTTCTTTTTCATTAAAACGGAACATCTTCACTTTTCGATGTGTCGTTGTAATTGCTTTGTCCGGAATTTTTTGATCGATACTCTTTTAATAAAATCTCTTCCTGTTCTTTTCTGTGGGAGTATAAGGTTCTAAGGAAGTACCTAAGAAACTCCGTCAGGTTTTCAACCTCTCCAGGTTCAAGCGGAATTCTGAAGGTTTGGTTTCCGTTTCTAGTGAAAGTTATTCCGAACGCTGGTAGGGTCACCCACTCTTCTTTGTCCGCTTTTTTTACTTTAGATTTTTTATCCCAAGGGGTAAACTTGATTGATGTCTTGTTATCGTCGAAAGAGTGAAACGATGAGTACTCGTTCCTGTGCCTAAAGGAACTTATCATTCCGCCCACTTCGAATTCAGTAAATTTTAAACTGATTTTTTTGTCGGGATTGCTTCCGTTTCCCGAGAAGCTTCCAATTTTCCTAGACTCGTTCCATTCAAACTGCTGTATCGCGCTAACATACAATACCGGTTCCTTTTTTTTGTTTTGTCCGATGGAAAATTTAAATGCGCATCCTGCATTTTTGCTGTTTGGTTTATATAGTGATATGCTCATCTTTTGTAAGTTCGTTATTTATTGTATGTAGGCTTATGCATACATACAGATATTATGCAAAAATGGTTTTTTGTCAACTACCGATCTGATTTATGTCGTGGCACCAGTCCTCCTCTGATCGAAGGGCGTCGTAGTTTCTCAAGCTCGAAGTCCATGTCCTATTAGGGAGATCTTTTATTCTAATTATGTCAAAATGCTTCTTCATTAATTCTATTGAATTTTCTTTTTTTGCGACATCGTTTTTTTTATTGATTGGATCGAAATATGTTTCTATCGCACTTTCTCCTATTATTTGCTCCGGACTTTTGTATGTTGTGTCTTTTTTTGAGTAAGTTTCGATGCATCGCTCAAATACCTCTGTTAGTCTTTTAGTGTTGCCTGCAATTATATGGTCTGAGGGGTGAAATTTGAAATCTTTATCTTTTCTGAAATATATATTAGAGGTTGTTATTTTAAACCAGTTATATATTCCTGTAAGACTGTCTTTTGATTGTTGGTTTTTTTTGATGCGGCTTACTATTGGACCTATCTCCGGGAAAGATTCGTCCGACCTTGTTTTGATGGATAGGTGTGATTGCGAGACTTTTAGTCCGTTTAGGGTGCTATGGAATTGTAGGACGGGGGGGTTTTTTTCTGACCGTTTCTTTTTTAACTTTGGCAGTTGATTTTCATCGTTAATGACTATTTTTACCTCTTCGTTAATGTCTTTAAGTTTCGAGAGGTCGTCGCCCTGCCAACAGCTCACTATTACCTGGCCATACTTTAAGTAATTAGGTATACATCTCAGGGACCTGTCGTTTAGTGGCCCTTGTATTATTGTTGAAACGCTGCTCTCTGCCTTTTGTATTTTTGGGAGCAAGTTTTTGTACAACTTGTATAAAAGCCTGTCGGAAGAGCTAATATGAATGTCACCGCTTAACATTTATTAGAGTTTTTTACTTCAAATAGTCAGAGCATAGCCCAAAGCACGGAGGGCCTCCATATTCTCTGGCGTCGTCTACTACCAGCACGCTCTTGTTTGACACTCTTTTCCCGGGATACGTCCAGACGAAGTTTTTTGAGGTTAATGTGTAGTCGTCATTTTCGTGCCAAAAGAAGTTGAGGGTTTTAAAGTTGCCTACTATATCCAAAGCCTCTATATTCTTGCAGTGAATCCAGAGCTTATTGAAGTTCTTGGCGATGAATTTTAAGTCTACCTGGTACTGTGGCTCGTCGTGCCCTAGCCAGAGGTTTTTGTCTCCCCAGACGTCAATTTCTACATCATAACCTAGATTTAAAGCTTCTTGAATATAGCTTTGTTCATTTTCTCTTTCCTTATTGGGGCCCGATATATTACCTCTATGCGATACTAGAATCATGTTTGACAAAAGCCTCCAGGTCCTCTGGTGTGCCAAGGCCCCACATCTCCTCAACGTTGAATGTTTTAACTCTAGCTCCCTCAAGTAACGCTTCGTTGTATACCGGGCATACGTAAAACTCGTTGTTTACCCTGATGTTTTTTTTAATCATTCTTTCGGCGCACCTAACGTAGTCTGACCCTTTTTTCCAGAAATAAATGCCTACTGTGGCATTTGTGCTTATGGGTTTTTTTTCAGCAACCTCTACGACAAAACCGTCCTCATTGAGCCTAGCGAAACTCCATTTTGGATGTTTTGATTTGAATGTCAATATTGATCCGTCTATTTCGTCAGATATACAGGAATACATAAATTGGTTACTCTCCCATTCTACATATTGGTCTGAGTTGGCTAATATTAGTGGCTCTTTGTTATTTATGAATTGCCGGGCCAATAGCGTGGTGCATGCCGCGCCCTCAGTTACTCCTTCTACTTGTATTATTTCGCAGTTTGGCGATATCAACCTCAGGGTGTGTTTTAAGGAGTACTTCTTGTAGTGGTCTTTTTGTACTATGAATATGTGCCTCGCGTCTATATTTAAATTCTCAACGACCCTTTGGATCATTGGCTTTCCGTTTATATCTATCAGCGGCTTTGGGAATGTGTATCCAGCCTGCTCGAATCTGGAGCCAGCTCCCGCCATCGGTATTAGTACGTTCATTTTATCTCCTTGCCATTTTGGTTTTATTTTTGATTTATTCTCTGCGCTTGCTATAGTACTTGCTATTTTAATATATGTCAAGTCTTTATTGTTTTTTACCGCGCATAAATGCGCCCCGCTCCTTAAAGCCCCCTTTCTTCCTATGTGGGAATCCTCGATGATTAATGTTTCGTCGGGGTTTATTTTCGCCTTAATCATACACCTCATGTATATCTCGGCATTAGGCTTTGGCAGGAAGACGTCTTCGTTTGAAAATACGAAATCTATGAATTCCATAAACCCTTTTCTTAGAAGCATGAGTTTTGAGGTTTTTCTTATCGAGTTCGTCGCGCAAGATATGATGTAGCCATCTCTCTTTAGTTTTTTAAGTATGGATCGCACTCTTTCGTCTTTAGTATAATTGCTTATTTCTATTAACGTTTTTTCTTGCTTCAGCTTCCATACTTTATCGTAATAGCTTTCAGGTAGCCCTTTTTCCTTTGATAGTTTTTTTAATTTTTGCGTGGTCGTTAATGCATCGTACTTGCATAAATGTTCCTCCTTGCTAATATAGTATTCTTTTCCCACCTCTAATAAGGCTTGGTTTAACGCTTTGAAGTGAAGCTCTTTTGAGTCCACAAGCACTCCGTCTAGGTCAAATATGATTTGTTTTATCATTTTATTAATTTCGTGTCTAGGTTTTTGAATAAGGATGTCCCTGAAAGTTTTGAGTATTTTACGTTGTTTATTCTTAACGCCATAGTTATTATACTTTCCGGAACTTCGCTCATGTATAAAGGGTACCCCTCTTTAGTGAGAAAGTTTATAGCTTGATCAATCTGCTTGAATATATTCATATACTTGCTCATTCCCTTGAAGTCTCCAATTGCTATCTGGTCGTTTATTTGCTTGGGTATTATTTGCTTCTCAAAGATAAAATTAAATGATCGCTCTTTTTTTAGTTCTTTCTCGTGGTTGTATACTGAGTAGCTTTCGTAAAGCGGCACTCTTATTGAGTTGCTGTTTAAAAGCTCTTGCTTTTTTATTTGTTCGCGCACGCTTAAGTCCGGCCTGAGTCTAATGATTGCGTCGTATTTTTTTTTAGATCTTTTTACTAATTCAAATGACTTCAGCATTCCAAAGCACATGGGTTTTATTCCTAGCGACTCATTATCTCCATTTCTGAAGATTAGTTTCTTGTGGGCGAAAAAGTCTAATTCGCACGTCTTGATTGGTTTGTAGTATTCAGAAAAACTTGAAACGTCTTCTTTTGTCCAGGTGCTAAGGAATATGTCTGGCCTTAGGGGTTTTATTATGTTTTTTACTATTGAGTTTCGACTTTCCCTCCACTTCCCTAGTTTTCCGCTAAAACACAGGGCTACATTCATCCTTCCTCCCCCCTTATTAGTATATTTCTGCCATCCTTCACTATGGTATTTAGTTGAGTTGCAGTTCTGTTCGGAGTTCTTTTTCTTTTTATGTGTTTAGCTCTTAGTAGTCTATTGAGGCTTCCCGATATCTTGCCGTAGGACATGCCTCCTAGGTCGAGGCCCATTCTCTCGTTTGAAAAATATATAGGTTTTCCGTGTCCAGCCTTTATCACTAAATAATTATACAAGACCAAGTCATTCCCTATAAGTTTTCCATTGATGACGTCTTCCTGTATTACTGTCGGTATTTGTATAAATTTCTTCATTCACAAATAATACATCAAAAAGCTTTTTTAGTCAAGGTAAATGCAAAAAAATGTACGACCGGCATTCAAAAATTTGAACGATGTTAATAGTATAGGATTAATAATATATCTTTTTATTATTATATAAATATAAGATATTGACATTAAGGTAAAATTATGTTAAAGTGTGAATATGAAATTTATAGATTTAGGAGAAGATAGGTACTTTATGATTAAGTGTTCCGATTGGTCGGTTGTTCTCGAGGCGTACGACGAAACGGAGGCTTGCACAGAGGCATTGAAGGAAATGCTCCTCAGAAAGGGGAAAGCTTTAAGCCTGTCTTCTGTAATAGTATCGCAAGAATTAAAGCCTGACGCTACAGACGAGGAGATTGACGATTTAGTTTCTTACCACTCAGTGTCTAGGATGCTAGCCAACGCAGGAATGCACGAGCTATCAACAAACGTCAAGTATATCTTCGGAGCTTAGTATGAAATTAATAGGAATATCAGGATTAGCTAGGAGCGGGAAGGACTCGTTTTATGAAATGGCGGCAGAGCTATTAGAAAACATGGATATAGCTTCAAAAAGATACGCTTTCGCGGACTCACTAAAAGAGGAGTGCGACCAGCTATTAACCAATAATATCAACATATCTGCATTCACAAGCGACGATAATGAAAAAAGAATCATAAGACCTCTTCTTGTTACTTATGGGACAGAAATACGCAGAAAATTAAACCCAAATTGCTGGATAGAAAAAATACAAAGCTCAGTAAAAAAAGATATATCTCTAAATAAGGTTGTCTTTATTACCGACGTAAGATTTCCCAATGAACAGCAATGGGTTCACCGATTAAAAGGAGAGTCGGTGCACGTAACCAGGAAAGGAATAAGCCCTCCCAACAGAGACGAAGAAGTCAACAACCCTATCTTGCTTAGGGGGTCCTCGCATAGCATAAACTGGGGAGACTTTGATAAACAAAACATAGAGAAATCAAAAAAAGCAATCTCAGGAATAATGAAATCAATATTAAAAAAACCATAAAAAAATGAACCTAACAGACGAACAATTGATCGAGAACATACGATCCGACAATAACACAGAGAGTAACCTAAACGAATTAATAGATAGGCATAGCGGAATATATCTAGATATGGTAAACAATTACTCAAGTCCAGATAGTCCCTTCGCAAACTACGACGACTTAATTAACGACAAGCAGTATAAAATTTACTGCGCAGCGCTAAAATACGACAAGAACAAAGGGGCGAAATTTAGCACTTACCTTGGCAACGAAACAAAATGGATGTGCTTAAATAATTACAACAAAAACAAGCGAAAACCGTCCTTCCACTCAGACCATCTAGAGAATATACCTGAAGATAAAGAAATGACAGAAAACTCAATATCAAGAAGCGTAAAGGAAGACTTATTTACCAAGGTCCTATCAATAATATCAAGGCACCCGGATAAAAGAGTTGAAAAAATATTTAATATGCGTTATATAGTTGGACAGAAAAATAAAGTAATGCCATGGAAGGATGTAGGATCAAAAATGAAATTAAGCATACAGGGATGTATAAATATCCACAACTCAGTAGTTAATTATGTACAAGAAGAATTAAAACAAGAACTTAAAGGAGAATTAAACTTTGAATAAATTTATAGGACTAGGGTATCTAACTAGAGATCCCGTATCAAAAACCACAAACAGCGGAAAGAACATATGCGAATTCGGAATAGCAATAAGCAACAAAGCATCGAACTCGGTGTTATTCATGGAGATCGAAACATGGAATAAGGTTGCAGAAAACTGCGGCAGATTTCTATCTAAAGGAAGAAGAGTTCTCGTCGAGGGAAGGTTGCAATTATCCACATGGACCTCCAGCGCAGGAGAAAAGAGAAGCAAAGTTTACTGCGTTGGAGATCTAGTAACCTTCCTAGAAAAGAGTGACGAACAACAACAAAACAACAAAGCAGACCAAGTCGCCGCAAAAATAATAGAAGAGGACGAATTCGCAGACATACCATTTTAATATGAAAGACATAATATACAAAGGACCAATAAACTCGCTATCTTTCGGTAACGTTTCGTACAACCTACTAAAAGAAATATTTCGCGCAGATATGAACGCATCAGTTTTTCCCACCGGAAAAGTAGATGTTAGCGCGTTCTCAGAATCAGATACAGAATTTAGGGAATGGCTTGAAGACTCAGTAAACAATAGGTACAAAAAACTAAGCAAAAACTCCACAACTCTTCAAATGTGGCACCTAAACGGGTCCGAGAACAGAATATCCCCAAGGCAAATATTGTACACGTTCTACGAACTCGACGAGCCTACGGAGGCTGAACTAAATCTAGCGAAAATGCAAGATAAAACAGTATTCAGTAGTTCGTACGCGAGCAGTAAATTCCCAGGTAGCCATTTCGCTCCTCTAGGTTTTGACGCAAGCTTCGAGAGGACAGGAAAGGCTTACATGAAGGATAAAATTCATTTTGGACTAATGGGCAAATTCGAGAAAAGAAAGCATACAGAAAAAATACTAAAGTGCTGGATAGATAAGTACGGAAACAACTACAACTACCAATTAACCTGCTGCATAAATAATCCGTTCTTCAAAACAGAGCAGATGGAGGCCCTAATAGCCAACATACTGCAAGGCAAAAGATATGGAAATATAAACTTCCTACCATTTCTTCCCCAAAACTCCCAAGTAAACGATTTTATCAACTCCATAGATATAGATCTGGGAGGAATGAGTGGAGCCGAAGGGTGGAACCTACCGTCGTTCAATGCTTCTTGCTTAGGCAAGTGGAGCATAGTCCTAAACGCATCAAGCCATAAGGATTGGGCGCAAGAGAACAATTCCATACTGGTAGAGCCCTCAGGGAAAGAGGAAATTTACGATAATATATTTTTCCAGAAAGGTTCCAAGTTTAATCAAGGCAACATCTACACGTTCAATGAAGCAGACTTAATAGAGGCTATGGAAAAAGCTGAATCTTTATGTAAGATAGAAAACAAAGAAGGAATAAATATGCAAGATGAATTCACATACAAAAACACACTAGAGAGGATACTTGAATAATGCCATTATATACCTACGAACACCCAGAAAACGGAAAAACTTTAGACCTAGTCCAGTCAATGAACGAAGATCACATCTTCATCGACGACGAAGGAGTGAAGTGGAACAGGGTTTTTTACGCCCCGCAGGCCTCAATAGACTCGAAAATCGATGCGTTTGATAGTAAAGCCTTCAAAGACAGTACTGCAAATAAAAAAGGTTCCTACGGAGACTTAATAGATCAAAGTAAGGAGTTAAGCCAAGTAAGGAAAGACAAGGCCGGATACGACCCCATACAAGAAAAATATTTCAAGAACTACAAAGATAAAAGAAGAGGTGTCAAGCATCCCTTGGATAAGGGATAAAAAAAAGTGTAATCTATTCCTGTAATGTCTAACGCAGGAAACTTTAAAAACAATCCGTTATATACGGATATAACAAAACTAGACCACCTCTCCCCTCAGCCTACCTTCGCCTACAACTGGAATCAGGTAAGTGGTAGATGGGAACCTGCAGGCGGAGGCGGAGGCGGAGATGTATCTATAGGTAGCGGCGTAGTAGATATAGGAAACATTAACGAACTTATATCTGGACTATCAGGATCCATGAACGTAGGTTTGGGCGGAGACGCCGTGTCCGGACTACTGTCAAGTATTTCCTCGGGAATAGCTAATCAAAGCGGTGCCGTAATAAACATAGATAGAATTGACGCTCAGCCATGGAAGTTGATAACCAAGACTGTAAATCAAAAAATAGAGGAAGACTTCATACTTCTGGAAAATATACCAGACGAATCTAGATACGGAACCTATTCTGGCAATACCTACGGAGTAGATAGATCAGTTATGGATGACATATACAACACCCACTTTTCTAACGCGAGAACCAACTCAAGCAATCCAGAAACAGGTCACCCGAACTATTTTATCCACGAAGAAACTTCAAACCCAAACAGAAACCTCGACTTCCAGGGGGTGTTTCACACAGATACAGCCTATGGACTTAGGCAGGAAAATGAGAGAGCCAGTCCTATTAATTCTTACGAACTGAAAGATTTCTCTGAATTGTACGACAAAGGGCTAGCTGAGAGCGTTTTAATCTTCAACGAATCTCCGTACCCAATACAGTTTCATACAATAGATGAAACTTACGACAGCTCGAGAACTAGTGACCCAGAAAATAACAACATAATGTTCTTATATCCAGACACGTCAGTGCAAATTAACAGCGACGAAGCTAGAAGAGTTTTTGTTAAAAGACAACATACGATATCTGGCTATACAGTGAAATACACAGTAACATATAAAGAAACAGGAATAAGCGACATCGTTATATAGTCATGCAGTTTTTTGAAATCCAGAAACCCCTAAAAAGGGTCGGCACAGATAAGTATATAATCGGACAGGACGCAACGGCGCCCCAATTAACGCTCGACGGGTCAAACCTTCAAGTAAAAAACGTAGAAGCCACAGACGGGCTATTTATTAGTGGTTTAAACTTCATAGAGTACCTCACTGGAGACTTCTCGTTCTTACAGAATATAGAAAACAATTATACCAACTCAAGACACGGACTCGGGGAAGCATTCGAGAAAGACGAAAACGGAGACTTGACCCCATCAAATTCCCCCCACATATCGGACACTATGTGGATATTAAGAAACGAAAACGACCTAGAATTAAGATCCAACCACTGGAGGTATAATTCAGGGCCAGAAGCTTTTACCGAGGATATATCAATTTAATAATATAAAGTGTATTATACATAATGGCGACAAGGAATTTAGTACCAAGAAATAGCGGAGAAGGTAGCGTAGGTAGAGTAGAAAAAGCCTGGGCTACAGGGGTCTTCGACAACCTATATATTAGGGACATTGAATTATCGATGGACCAAAACGTAAGAACTTCAGATAATGTTGAATTTGTAAGTGGAAACTTTATCAGCGGACTAACCCTAGCAGGGGTCGATATCACAGGCCTACAATCAACAATAGATCAAGCCGCAGAGGTAGCTGCAGAGTTTTGCTTTTTCTCCAACGTCGAAAACAACATAGGAGTGGCAAGCAAAGATTATCACGCCACACCAACGCAAGACACGTTTCTCTCAGGTTTCTCTGTAGCTAGCGCAGAAGACCTTAAGGTTTATTTCCAATGGGACGGGCCGAACGATGACTATATAGGTTCCGGATTTATAAACGGTCAACAAATTCCAATATCAAACATACAACAAGTAGGAAGTGGAACTAGAAGATTTATTGGATACATCGACAACCTAAACGCTACCGGACTAAACTTTATCACAGGAGAGGCCAATGGAAGACAAATCAAATTATCTGTTACAGAGCTAGGGGGAGGACCAACACCCACAAATATATCAATAGATGAAATTGGGAACGCGACCCCAAAACCCGGAGAGCTGCTGGGATCAACACACCTAAAAGAAGGCGACCAAATTAATATCTTCGTAGACTTCAATACAAACGATGTAGATTTAATAAAGGTACATAATTTCGGGCTAGCCAAAGAAATAGATTTTGCAAATTATCAAATTCAAGACATCAACGGAACATTTAGAGCCACAATACCCGTTGAAGTTTCTCCTCGAAACGGAAATCTGTCAGTTGCAATACAAGCTATAAACTCCTTCGGAAGTACCGGAGAGTTAAAAGAGTCCTCAGATTTCAATAATAATAGTGGAGCTAGAGACTTGGACCAGGCCTACCCAATCATATCCGCAATTAGCCCGACCGATTACAACGGAAGGCAAGACGGCCTAAGAGAATCGGAGAACGCCTCTATAACAAACTCTATACTGAACTGGTCGGATGGAATAGATTTTATAGAGTATCAAGCGCTGACTTCAGAAATTTCAATACAAAACCCACAATCCTTCGAGGCAGATAAGGCTGTAAGTTATGAAAACGGAATATTTAACAACGAAGACAATGTTCAAATTTTCGCCTCCAGAACCGCAAACGGAAGTACAGACACAGAAACACTCAAGGTTAAAATCGCAAACGGCCCAGTTATCACAGGCGTAGAGTTAAGTTCTAGCGCTCTGTCCGCCACAAGCCCAAACATTATAGGTTCATCAGAAGTTAAAGCCGGAGACGTAGTTGAATCTAAGGTTTTCATTAAAGGGAACGGGGTTTCGATGAGCGATATATCAATCTCAGTATTAAATAGTGGAGCCTCAAACGGGCAGCAACAATCGTACTCGTCATCGTACGCAAAAACTCAGCTACCAGACGGAAGTTTTGAGTTTAACGTCCCAATTAAGATTTACGGAGTATTAGGAAATCCATCGAGAGATGGAGCTCAAGCAATAACAGTAAAATGCAGAAACAACTTTCAAACACAGAGCGACGATTTTACCTCGAGCGAGTCAGTAATCCTGAACAACGGGATAATCCCCATTCTGTCGATAAACTCAGTGACATATCCAGGGTCACAGCAAGCTATAAAAAACGGCGACTCAGTAACCGTATTTAACAACGCAAGCAACTTTGACACAATATCTTACAGCTCTCCACAAGGACAATTACTCATACCTAATAGCTCGACATTCGAGAGCGAAAAAAGCATTAACTACTCAACTGGAGGATATAACGTAGAAGGGGACGGCGGCGTTAATAATTTAAAAATCGGTGCGACAAAATCATCCAACGGAGCCACAACAGAATCTTTTAAAATAGTAAATATCGCAAACTCGCCCCTTACCTTATCCATAAACAACCTAGCGCCATCTTTATCTAGCTCGCCTAATGGAGCATCTGACCAGTTTTATATGTCAAGCTCTCAATTAATGTTGTCAAACCCAACGTTATCCACAGATACCAACCAAACAAACCCCTCGAGCCTAAATCAAAATTCATCGGGAACAGGCAAAAGCGACAACTCCTATACGATAACAGTATCTGATTCAGATACAAAAGGCACCTTCGCTTGGCAAGTATCTGCAACAAACCTTGCTAATATAACAACAACATCAATATCATCAAGCCCAAACTATAAATTAGCCGGTTTTTCTCCCAGAACAATCTCCGCTTCGCCAAATAGCCTTGGTGCCGGACTAGCAGATATAGGAACAACAGTTTCAAACCCAAATAACCTTACATTTGAAAATATATCCGAAGGCGGATCCGCACCAAGCGGAGGCACCGCCTATACATACCAGCCCTACTCGGATGGGGTACAATTAAACAATACCTACGATTTAAATAATAAATTCGCAGTATGCAATTCAAGCGGGGTAACCGACTCGGACGGAAATTATGTTTTTAATTTAGATAAATTAAACAGATCTGCCAATACATCCACATTAAATCCCGCTAGTTTCGTAATTTCTGAATAAATATTGAAAATTGCTGTGTAATAAAATGCAATGAATATATTGCTTACTGCTAATTATAAAAACGGGTTATTCAGCAACG